ATAGTAGATAATCTGTGTAAAGTATGCGAAAGGATTGCTGGACTTATCGGGATTAAAGTTACTAAGATACTGAATGCAGTTTTCCACACCATCAAGAATCATGTCATCTCGATAAGAGTAGTTTATGAAATTGGGTTTATACGACAGATGTGTAGCAATTTTAAGAATACATTCACCGATGTAATTGCTAACGATTGGTTTTTCTTTGCCTTCTTCTTTTGCTTTATTTACAGCATCTCGATATTTTATAATCGCATCTAGAAAGTCTTTGTTATTTACATAGTGAGCCATACATACACGTTCCTGTTTTGTTCAAGTTATTCATAAGTATACAACAACTACAGTGAAAAGACAAATCTATATGTATGGTCTGCAATATTGTGTATAAAATATATTTGCTTTTTTATTTGTCTTGAGGCATAATTCACGGTGTTAGGGGTTGATGACGATATATTAGTTTATCGTATCGTTTCCTTCTACGAAATTTCGATACTTGTCTGTATCGATCTCTTCTTCCTCTGGTTCTTGTCCTAGAATAGACTGCAACATAGAGATTTTCTTTCTAACGTCTTCCACTGTTTCTAAATCATCCCAATCCAAGTCTTCTGCTTTCTTAACAGAACCATCTCTTTGGGGTGTAACTAAAACAGTTTGTTCATGTTCTGCAACGATACGTTTATAATGTGGGACAAACATGTGATGTAACTTTTTAATGAACAAGACGTTTTTCTTATCCAAAATAAAATTATTGTCGTCAGAGAATTGACAGAATGGATGAGCCGTCACATGCTCTTTATGTTCTGCAAGAATAGGTATCATTCTTATACACATTGGTGATTCAAGTTCGATATAATTATCGTCTTCAGATAACAATGTAGCCATTAGCTGTTCACCTGATACTAATTTTACTACAACATAAAATTCTGAATTTAGCATAGATCAACCTCTACTAATTTAACTTTAAACTCTTCTTCTGCATATGTTTTATATCTTTCTGCAGCATGATTGAGTGTATGATTCTTCCATGATTTCCAATGTAAGTCATCAGCAAGATCGTAGAGATTACATTTTGTTTTACCATCTTTCAATCTTAATCCACGACCAATACTTTGTAAGTTTCGGATCTTCGATTTTGAAGGTGATGCAAAAATGACATTCTCAAGAGAGGGGATATTAATACCAGTAGAGAAAGTACCAAAACTGGCAATAATGATAGCATCATTTTCACCCTCTGTGATATGACGAATTGATTCACGATCTGATACATCAGTACCTCCATAAACAAAAAATACTTTTCGATCTTCATGGACTTTTTCTTTAATCATTTCATAAAGAACCTTACCATGTTTTTCAACATACTGAAATAACACTAGTGTATTACCTGAAGATTTTACAGCAAGATTACGAATAAACTTATTACGTTTTTCGTTTTGTACGATCCAATCCATTTCATCTTGATATGTATTGTTCTTTCTTGCTTTACGAATCTCTTCATTATATTTTAAAAGTATACACATAATATTTAGGTTAGTGAGTCTTCCTGAGTCCATCAACGCTTTAGTGGTAGTGACTCTATGTACTGGACCAAACATACCCTCAAGAACAAGACGATGAACTTTTTTGTTATCCAATGTTCCTGTTGTACCGATACGATAACGAATGTTATCCATCTTTTCCATAACTGTGGTTAAAGACTTGGCTTTGAATTGATGTGCTTCATCTCCAAAGATAACATTGAATTGCTTGAACCACGCTTTTGGTTGTAGGTATACTGACTGCCAAGTTGTAATTAATACATCTTTGGTAAAGTCTTTAGAGAAACCTGAATATAATTTTTGACAGTGGTTTTTAACACTCCACTGATTGGCAGAAGAATAGTCTTCAAAGTCTGCGAATAGTTGTTCAACAAGAGATGTTGTTGGAACTATGATGATGCATTTACGATTATTTTCTACATGCCAACGCATTGTAGTATAAATGATAAATGATTTACCTGAAGCTGTAGGAGAAAGTAAAAGTGTTCGTTCTTTATCAAGAGCAGTCTTTACAGCTTCAACTTGATAGTCACGAATCTCAATGGGTTTACCACGACCTTGTGGATCTAAAGATTTAGCATAATCTTCGACCATCTCATGCGTGATGTTGTTTTGAATTAATACTGGAGTTACATATTCAACAGAGTATCCATTGCGTGTAGCAAACTCCTCAACATATGATACCAAACCAACATAAAGAGTTTTTCTTATCTGATCGTATAAGCGAACTTTACCATCCCAAAGTCTTGCTCTGAATTGTGGTGTAAATCTTGCACCTGGATATTCATATGTGAAGAAGTCTGCGAGTTCTTGTTCAATACTTGAATCAGAAAAAACTCGCACATATACTTCATCTAATTTTTCAATTTTAATCACTACATACCTGCTAAAAATTTCTTCCATTCTACAGCTGTCTTGATTTGCCAGTCACGTGCTTTGATTTGACCAAGAACAGATTCAAGGAAGTATATCATTGTCTCAAGATAATCAATCTTAACTCTTAATGTATTTAGTTCTGCGTCACCTGATAGAAATTCATCCATCTCATTCTTTAGTGGCTTAACACCTTGCCACTGATTCCATTCAAGTGCAGAAAGTTCATCACGAGATAGTTCACCACGATAGTAGCGAAACTTATTCTTACGTAATAGATTGTAATCTGATTGGAGTTTGGTATGTTTGAGTTTTACATTGACCAAGATTTTTACATACTTGGCATGTAGTTTTGGAGTTGCTGTGGAATTTTCACCAAGATAATTATCATCAATCTCGCAGTCTTTATCCCACTCTTGTTGCAATTGTTCAATATTCATAATAACCTCAATTTTATATAACTGTAATTATACAGCAATCTTACAAAAAAATCAAATTTGCCTTATGCGAACTTGTAGTATCCGTAGCGGAATGTTGCACTACCCACAAGATAATTAACATCTGTGTTAGTGCCTTGGAATAAAAGAGAGTCTATTGCAATTGGAAATAAATCAATAAACTGCACTGTTTTTACAGTTTGATTATTACCACCCAATATTTGTAATGTAGCATCAGAATAGTTTCTTGCTAGTTCTGATATTGCACCACGATCGTCATCGTTGACAAAGGTTGTGTACTGTTCATAATCATTTGGGAATCCAAGAGCAACGATCCAGTTGTAGATCGCTTGATAGTTTGTCATACTCTCATCGACTAAAAATTGCACAGTCAACTGATCGTATGTTAATGTCTCACCTGGAATTGGTTGAGTTTGAAATGGATTTCCAAACTCAGGAGATCCAAGAGTGATTCCTGGAAGATTTACCTGTTGACAAAAGAATGACAACTCAGGTAATTTTTGAATGTTGAACAGGAATCCATTTGGTGACAATGGATTAATGTTTGATGGAATTGGACAAGAAATAGTATTAGCCATACAATTATTTAGGAATAAAAAAAGAGGATCCGAAGATCCTCTTTTAAATTACCGCTTCTACGTCGGCTTAGTAGCCAACTCGATGATTACATCAAGTTAGTAACTTTTACACGACGGTAGTAGTAGTTTGCGTTCGCAGTCAAGTTGTCTTGACCAGAAGTACCATCGTCAAGGTTAACGAATGGGTTAGCAACTAGACCGTAACGAGTCTTGAAACCAATCTTTGGTTGGAAGCTGTTAGGATCAACTGCACGTACCATTTGTAGAGGTACGTATGGGCAGTAGAACAAGCCAGCGTCAAAAGCAGAAGTGCCTTTGTAACCAACAACGAAGAACTGAGTAGCAGATACGTTTGCAGTATATGGATCAACATACACTTTGTACTTACCGTTTAGAACACCAGCGAAAGTAGTAGAAGTGTCATCGATATTCAATGAGCTATTACCTTGTAGTGCTGGAGTGTAGTCTAGAACACCAGCCATCGCTAATGCAGAAGCAACGTCTGCAGAAGTGATGATGAAGTTACCACGACCACGACGAGTTTGTTGACCGATAGCATTAGCTTCACGTTCGATTTGGAACATCAAGCCTTTGAACTTCTCAACAGACCAACGACCATTTGAGTCAACGTCTAAGTCGAAAGTACCAGCAGTAGCAGTACCAACAGCAGCACCAGCTTTAGCAGTTTTGTAGATTGTACGGATAACTTCACGGTTGATCTCAGCAAGAATTTCTGTTGAAAGAATGTTGCTTAGTTCACCTTCAGCATCCAAACCATGCACAGACTTCATGTCTTGTGCTAGTTCGATAGAGTATTCAGCCTTCAAAGCACGAGTCTTTGCAGTAACTGAAGTCTTTTCGATAGAGAAAGCCATTTGACCGAAAGAACCATCACCTGTACCACCTTGACCTAAACGCTCTGCGTCAGATGTAGCGATACCAGTACCAGTAGTCTCTGAACCACCGAAATCATAAGTACCAGAGTGTGTACCAGTACCAGAGAAATCTGTGTCAGCTTCGTTGAATAGAGCCTCAGTACCACCTTGAGTGCTGTAGCGAGACTTCATTGCGAAGATTAGACCAGTTGGTTGAGTCATTGGTTGAACACCAGCAACGTCATAAGCGATCAACTGAGGCATTGCACGACGAACCAAGCTGATTAGAACTGGGTCGAACTTAGCAAAACCACCAGTGTCAGCATATGAGCCAACAGCGTTAGTTGGAGCAGCTTCAAACAACGCTTCGTGTTGCTTAGCCATCTCACGTTCTTGGTTCTCTAATAGAACCGCAGTAACTTCTTTACGATAGTTGTCTTTGATTGCTGGAGCATCAGCGTGCTCTAGAATCGGAGACCATTTTTTAACTAAATCTTGACGTGTAGTCATTTTGTTTTCCTTTTACTTGTTTTTAGATAGGGCTGATAAGTAAGCAGACATTACAGGATCAACAATTTTCTTGTCTTCTGTTAATGCTTCTACTGGAGCATCAGTAACAACTGATTTAACATCAGCTGTAGCCTTGGATGTGAAATAATTTTCACGGATAGTCTTCACTTTTGTCTCAAAAGTTTCAGCATCTTCGTAAGACAATTCTTCAACAAGACTCATAAACTTTTCAGTTTCTGTATCTGTCAAACCTTCGCTTACAGTCTTAACGATTTCAACACGCTTCTGTTCAGCAAGAGTTTTGCTCATCTCAACATTAGCTGCAACTTGTTCGTTAAGTTTTGCTTCTAGTTCTTCGATCTTAGATTCCATTTCGCCAAGCACATCGAAACGCTCTTCTGGAACTTCGATATAATGCTCTTCAAATAGATCCTTTAGACCTGCAACGAAACCTTCAAGGATTTCGGACTTCATACCACGCTCTAGGGCTAATTCATTTTGTGTAATCCACTGCTCGGCAACATAGCCAAGATATCCATCAACCTGTTCAACAAGACCCTCAACATTCTTTGCAACTTGCTCAGCAAGTTTGCTTTCGAATTCTTCTTCAATGCGAGCAACTTCTGCGTGTACACGTGACATAACAGCAGCTTCAAAAATTGTTTCTGCTTTTGCACGGAACTCTTCAGATAGTTCCTCACCAGCCATTAAAGCATCTACATCTTCTTTAACTGGTTTGATAACTGATTGGTCGCCAGCTTGTGCACCATCAGTTGCTTTATTTGCTTTCTTAGAAGTACCACCTTCAGCTTCTTTTTCATCCTGCACATTGTTACGTGCATTATCTGGATTTGGGTTTTCTGCTGCTGGTGCTACTGCTTCTTCTGACACTTGTTCTTCAGCAACAATCTCTTCAGCTTCTACTTGCTCAGCAAGATTAGCTTTTTTAGATTCTGCTAAAAGTTCAGCGATTTTCTTTTCGATTGACATCGTTTTCTCCTGTAACTGGATAGTTCTATTAAATTATTTATAATTTACTTGATTTTACTCAAGAAAAGTTGGAAAGCCTTAATCTTAGCTTCCTGTAAATTCTTAGAAGAAGTTCTACGAATTGCATTCTGCACTTCTTCAATATGTTTTTCCACAAACTTTCCATCAACAAAAACCCACTCTTTTGACTCCATAATACCACGCACAAATGCGTCTGGAGCAGAAGGGTCGGCAACGATGTCAGCTGCAGTTGACAGCATAAAATCGTCTTGAACTACTTGAATACCCTCATTATTTGTTTTAAGAGAACCAAGTGCTCTACTAGAAACACCAAGATTCGCACCGCCATCTAATAGACCACGAGCGATTTGTCCCATTGGTGTTTCAAGAATCTTTGCTTTACCAATATAATTTGTTCCTTCTTTTTTCAAAGAAACAATTAAATGTGATACACGATCTAAATTGATAGATGGAGTATCTGGATGACCTAGTTCTCCGTAAGCACGATTTTGCTCTACATACTTTTGCAAATATCTACCAACTTCTTTATCCATGGTTTCTTCTTTATAAAGACGACCATTTCCATTCACTAGCTCAGATTGAAGGAAGATACCTTCAATAAAATATTCTTTTTTCTTACCAAGTTTTTCTTCAACGATAACTTTGGTGTCAACTACTTCTTCTCTAATTAACTTCATTGATTAGCTCCCCACTGCTGATTCGTTGTCGTATGCACCATAGACAGCAGTCTCTACTTTAGATGCGTAACCACTAGCTTTACGTAAAATTAAATAACATTGTGCTTCTGCACCAGCAATTGTAACTACAATGTCACTAGCATTTTCAATGTTATCTACAAAACCAGAACCTGCTGCAAATTCGATATAATCTGCACCACCACCTGGAAGTGTTAATACATTAACAGAGTTTCTAGTGATTGTGATTGATGCATCAGGAAGACCAACCCACTGCACACCAGCAATATTAACACGCTGAGTATCACCATCTAATGCTTGAGTTGATGCTAACAAATCTACTGATAGATCAATAGTTGTTGCAGCTGCAGTACCAGCAATCTTAACAACAGACTCCTGATTTGTATTCTTTAAAATTGTCTTAGTGACAGCCATCTTATTCCTCTATTCTTTCAAGCACATAAAAGAAGTTCTCTTTGGACTCTCTCATATACTCGATAATATCTGTTTGGTTTTGTAATAACTTATTTAGGTGTTCTTGTGTTCTTTGATCAAGTGCTACAATTGATTCATCTTTAAGAACATAATGTAGTTTAC